ATTACATCAATAGCGGTTTATGATCCAGGAAGAAATTATGTAGGTGGGAATTTTGTAGATTTAATTCCTCCAGTGGGTAGTAGTGCGGGTGGTGCTGCTGATTTTGTGATTTTTGATACTCAGCAAAACAACTCAGCCAGAGGGGCTGGTTATACCGCAGCACAAACATATCAGACAGTCGCTTTAACTGGTACGGGAACTGGAGCAACTGTCTCTGTGACTGGTGTTGATGGAACTGGAGCAATTAGCGGTGGGGTCGGTATTCCAGATGTGGGGTCGGGTTATGTTGTGGGAGATCAGATTTTAGTTTTAAAAGTTGCTGGTGTTCCAGAAACTGGAATGGCTGTACTACAAATTAGCGGTGCTACTCCAATTGTTCCTGGCGGAGGGGGAGTGCCTACAGGAATGGCTGCTGGGTTTTTATTTGGTCTCCTTGATGATCCTGCCTTCCAATTTACTACTCGGGGTAGAAATACGATAGTGACTGGTGCTGAGACAGATGATTCATTATTTACGAGTGACATTGCGGGGGCTATGGAATTCCCTTACTTTTTTAAGTTTTCTGAACTGGTTGGGCTGGATATATATAATACCCCGTTTAGAGATCTTGTTACTGACGAGAGGCGGTTATGGACTGGATTAGTTGAGCCTAATACAGCAAATCTTGGAAGAACCTTAGCCATGTTCCCAGTATATAATTACGATAATGAGGCTCCATTTATTAATGGAACGATTGAGTCTAACACATTAAAAGAGCCAGAATCAGACATTACTAATCCAACTATTCAGATTGAATTGCCTGATTTTAACGTTAAGAGTTTTTCGGGGGCAAGTTCAGATACGGGCAGAGCCATCGCTGTCATTCCTCGAGAGCAGTTTGAAGCAGATGAGAGAACTGGAGTATTACATTATGAATCAAATTATCCAGTTGTGATAGATTTAAATTGTAAAGACCATATTGTATTAAATTCCATCTCGGCACGACTGAGGAATTTAAATGGACGTCTGGCTAATATTATAAATCCTACTCAGGTGACGATTTTAATAAAAGATAAACCAGAGTCATCTCAGGCTGCCGCATTAGAGTCAGCCATGGAGCGAGTAGAGCAGAGAAAAGCAGACCGTCAAAGTGAGAAGATTGCGGTTATGAATACTGGCTCAATTCCGTTTATGTAGTTGGATTGCTTTAGGAAAAGCCAAACCTATAAATTAAAATATAGAATTTATTATATCTATATTATAATATGGATGATCTTCCGATACTTGAGTTATGTGAACCTAACGAACCCGATGAGGAACCTGGAGAGATTGTGGAGGACGATGTTAATAATATTTTTATTACACCAGTATCTAAGTCTCCAGCAGAAGTTCCTGTTGCCGTTGAACCAGTTTCCGCACCTCCAGCAACTAAAGTAAAAAAACCATTAAGCGAGAAGCAAAAGGCGCATCTCGTAAGGGCAAGGGAGAAGGCAAAGCAGAAGGCAAAAGAAAAAAGAGAATTAAAAAAGGCAGTCGAAGAGCGTGTAGTTGCTGAAATTATTAAAACCAAAGAACCAGTTATTAAGCCGCATGTTCCGCATAAGATTACCGAGGATTTTAAAGAGCGAATGAATATACCAACAGAAGAAGAGATTATAGCAGCAAGATTATTAAAAGAGGAGAATGAGTTTTTTGAGTTTACCGCAAAAATGAAGAAGTATAATGCCTTCCAAAAATATATTGAAGAGCAAAATAAACCGATACATGTAGTAACCGCACCACCAAGAGCATCAGCGCCCCCGCCACCACCGAAGCCAGTTATTAATGTGAATGAGTTACTTGTACCAAAAGCGAATCCATATGATAAGATGTTTGATTGGAGTTAATAATATATAGTATTAATATATGAATAACTTTGATTTAACGGTGTTGCCTGTAGTTCCACCTAAAGTACAGAATGAATTAAAGCGTCCAGTTGACGAGAGATTGCCTGATATTAATAGCGGGGCAATGGTGCTGCTTATTAGCCCTGTTAAAACGGGCAAATCAACCCTTATATCGAACCTACTGTTGTCGGAACATTTTTATAAAGATTCCTTCGACATTGTTTATATTATCTCAAATACTATTCACAATGACGTAACCTCAAGATTTTTATTAGAACAATTCAACGACACGGTTTACGACCATTATGATAATCAAATCATTAATAATATAATAACCTATCAAAATACGTTCACAAAGGATAAGATGCCTCGTATTGCGATTATATTAGATGACATTTTAGGGAGTATCGGCAAAAATGACGCAGTGATTCATTTAGCAAGTCGCTACAGACATTATAATATTAAGTTGCTGCTGTTTGCGTCACAAATGTTTAAAGGGCTGCCCCCTGTAATCCGGGCAAATAGTACAGACGTTCTGTTAGGAGGACCACAGCCTAATGCTAATGAACTTGAGAAGATTGCCGAGGAATATTCTGCCCTATACGAAGGCGATAAAAACTTTATTAAACTTTATCATGAAGCAACAAATAAACGATATAATTTTATGTATTTAAGATTACACCATAACCCAACTCAAGCGTGGCGCAACTTCTCAGAAATGATATATAAAGGTAAAGAGCCTGGAGAAGAAGTTATTGATAAAAAAGAATTAAAAGAACAATGTGAAGAGTAGTTATTATATTATGCCTCTCAAATGTCCTATAGCCAGAGCCGCATATACTAAAGAATACCAGAAGAGAGACGTCTATAAAAAATATCAAAAATCCGTTTATCAGAAGCATCGAATCAAAAGAATAGCCAAGCAGAAAAAATATATAAACGAACATAAAGAGGAGCGACGTGAGTATACACAGAAATATTATCAGTCTGCTGCTGGTAATAAAAAAGTAAAATTTACTCGTTGGAAAGCAACCGGATTAATTTTACGTGAAGGCGAAACCGAAGACGAGATATATGAGCGATATATCAACACTAACAAATGTGATATATGTAGCAAATTATTCATGACTACAAGAGAGCGCTGTATGGACCACGACCACACGACGGGGTTTTTCCGGCAAGTTTTGTGTCAAAACTGTAATATCCGAGACCGATGGGAGGCAAAACAACGCAAAGATGCCGAAATAGTAATTTATAGGTTCATTATAGGTAAATATAGAATTAATTAACCTATAATATAGCAAAATTATAATATAGTTATAAACTAAAGGTCAATGGCGGAAAAGACAATAATCATCGAATCCAACCGAGAAATCGCTTACAATGAATTAAACAATAAACGACTCTCAGATGGTAATAATATTTTCTCCACTGCCGACGAGTTTCCAACGCATAAATGGTCTACGCATATTAATTCTCTGGTGATTAATCCCGGAGATAAAATTAGTCTTGATTCAGCACAGATTAACGCACTGGGTTCAGGTGGAGATGTGTTAGAATTTATTGGTACTACTGGTAAGGAAGTTGATGGTAAACAATTAAGGGATAATGCGATGAAGATAGAGTCGGCGTATTATGTAACTAATAATCAGTGTAATAATTTTAACAACCCAAAATCAAGATGTCAGGTGAATTATGATTGGACTCGTAATGGTTATGGTGGTCCAGCCTTTTATGGTGGGTCGATACAGCGAGATACGGATACATCATTGGATTTAGCAGACTATCAGAACTTCGATTCGTTTGAATTGTCATATCCGTTCCAATTTTTAGAGGGTTCGGTTACTCAATTTGACGATATAAATAAGGTATATTATAAGTTTCCCAATACTCAACCATATCCAAGCAAGAGTACTTATCTCCCGTCTGTAAGTAAGGGTGGTAATAGTGTATATCAAACTGGTTCACAAAAACTATATGTGGGTAAAAAAAGATATCTGGGACCATTTTATATTGATACGCAAGTGTCATATCTAACTCAGATGAAATATGAAGTTACATTGAGTCCCCCAGATCTTGTGGATTTATGTGTTCCGTGGGGTTATGAGACTACAGAAACAATATTAAATACCAAAGAAGGGTTTATAAATCCGAGTGCGTTGGCTTCGGGATTAACGGAGCAACTACACGCTCGGGATGGTGATGCGGATTATTGGGACATAGAGACGGAACAGGCATTATTATTAAACATGACACCCAGGGAGCAATTTTTCCCATATCCATTTATAAAAACAGATATTCCAGCAGTCACAGATAATACTTTTAAGACGTTTCCAACTTGTACGGGTAAGATATTATATAATTATTTATATGGTATAAATAATGGTACTGGTGGTCCTACGAGTGATGCTGCGATATATGCGTGGTATGGTAAACTTCAGACAGCCGATGCTATTGCTCCTAACGATAATGTAGGTGATGCGTATAAACCATATCAAGGGTTACAAACTACGTATCAGCATGAATTAACGAGTCGTCCCGAGTATATGATTGCTATGAGTTCATTAATACAATGTTATCAGCGGTTGCCGTTGTATGGGAATCTCCCATTATATAATGTTGACCCTCTTATTTGGTTGTGGGTTATTGAGTCTTTTACAGTTCACACTGGGGGTCCAGGTGAGAATCCAACGTATCCGGGACCAATCATGACGCAGTTCTATCCAACGTCAATTCCAGGCAGTCCAGCACCGGGAATAAATCTTTATCCAGTAGGTTCATATGGTAATAATTGTGTGATAATGGATAATTTGGCGTTTGAGGAGAAGCCGTTGAGAGTATATTTAGGTCCGTACCATTCGCCAGATCATCTGGTAGATAGTAGTCCGGTGGACGGGGTGATAAAGACGTTAAAGATTAAAGATGGTTATTTTATAGGAACAAATTTATTATGGAATGATGTCCTCCTATCTGTATTAAAAGATGGTTTTGATAATTATTATGAGATAATCTCTCCAACAACATCGACAGACCCAAATACGAAGGAGTTTGCCGACGCTCACGCAATAAGATTAAATATTGGTAGATTAGATGACAGAGAAAGTTTACCAGCAGATCCCACAGAGGTTTTAACCACGTCACCTGAGAAGCCTATTCCGGCAGATGTAGGACCACCTAACACAACTAATAAATGGAAGAGTAGATATTTAGCATGTCCTTATGTAATTTTAAATCCCCCAGCCAGTTACGCTAATCCAGAGAGTTATAAGAGTGTGCGTATCACAGAACTTATACCAGGAAGGAATAACGGAGCGCCCGTAGCAAAGGAATTACCGGCTCTTGGTGGTGGGTTTTTTGGTGAGGAGAATGAACTATTATGTCATTTAATTTTACCTGATAGTTATACAGCCGAGGATGCGTTTGCTGGTAAGTTAGATTTAGAGGGCTTTGATTTAACTTTAAATAATCAACTAACAACGTCTCCAGCAATACTGGCTGAGTTGCTTCCAGATCAGTTAATGGATTTAGCAACATATAAGTTCTTTTTCTGGGATAAAATTCCAACATTAAAAAATGGTAGGAAGATGGGAATATTACCATTATTTTTTAAGAATACGTTTAGTCTTGGTAATATGGGACCAAATGCGAAGTATGGGGTGTATGTAGGTTATATAATGAAGGGTTTGCCGAAGGGTAATATTCAGCCTATTCCATTTCCCAGGGTTGGAGAGTTTTTTGGATTTTCGCCATCTCAACTAACTACTGGTTCGGGGCAGATTGCGACCACTCAAAAGATACTCTCAGACAAGGAATATCCAACTCCGGGAGAGGTAGATCAAGGAGGAATAGTGAACGCTTCGACCCCGAACGCAAATCCGGGAGATGGTTGGGAGGTGGGAATGTATTTTGATATAATTAATAATATTCTTCCATTGGATCCAAGAAACGGGGCAGGAGGAAGAGGAGTAGTTAAGACTGTATTACCAGTTGGCGCAGCGGTTGGACCCATGTCGACGTATGATATAACAAACAAAGGTGCTTATTATAAGGTGGGTCAGTTAGTTAAATTTAAATCAATATCCGCCCCACTAACACAAGAAGCCAGTGTCACAGTAACCACCATAACAGATACGCCGAATGATTCAATATTATCCGCAAGAATGACAGTCACCCCTCAGGCATATTATCCATATATAAATATTGGAGCGCAAGACCCGTTAATAGATTTTGATTCCGGACAAAGTAAGTTTGCGCTTAAGCAGTTACATACTCCAACAACCAAGGGTAATGGTTTATTTCAGAGACCTAATTTCCCAATAAATACGTCAGATCCAGAAGCGACAGTTATATTAGTAAATCCCAAATCATCGGCTATATGTAGGTTATATTCCACAGGGGAGTTAGGTTTTTCCCCAGGTCAGGTATTTCCGAAGGATCCCGCTCATGGTTACTATGATACTTTAGATAGGAATGTTATTATTTATAATGAAGTCAAGGCGAAGATTTTGGGTAAGCCGACGAGGTCAGCCCAGGCGGGAATAGGCTTATATTCAATAGCCGCATTATTTAATACGGGTAAGCCAGTGGAGTTGGAAGGTAGTGTTACGTTGGATATTTTAAATACAGATTTATATGCGTCAACGATGTTTGACAAGATGGGTTTTTTATTCGAGCAACTCCAGCCGGTTTATGGTAGAACAGATAATATGTTTAACAGATTGAATTATAATAATTATTTAGGGTTTGGAGATAATATAAACATTCAGCAAAAGTTTAATAATATGGTGAAGCCGTTTACTACGAATGCGTTTGTAGATGGAACTATATCGTTTGCCTTATCGAAGTTATTGGCGAGAACCTTTGAGGCGGAGGATATAAACAACACACCGATTTATGAGTTGGCGCCGTCATTTAATTTAGGGGGCATGGCGTCTGCGAATGAGGGTGTGACAAATGGTACGAGTGATGCGTTAGTAGCAGATAGATTGGCGAAGAAGTTGGCTTATCCATATTTAGTTTGTTATACAAATATAATAACGAATAATTTATATTATGGTGGTCCAGAAGGTAATAGTGAACTCCCGGCGATTGCTTATATAACGAGGAACTACAGTGAGGGAGACTTCTTTTTTTATACTGGTAATTTAGTTCACACGGCAGATAGTAATTATGTAATATCTCAGATAATAACGGATTTACGTTTGCCTGATGGTCGTCCAGCGCCAATCTCAGCGAATTCGAGTGTTATTTATAGAATAGAGAAGCCGAAGCCATTGCCGCAGCCAGTTCCGTCGCCAGAAGATCAAAAGAAGGAGCAGAAGGCAATTAAGAAGATAGAGGAGGAATAAAAAATATGTATATATATATATGGTATACTCGATATTAATAACTGTGTCATTTTCGAGTATAGTACAGTCAGCGTTTATAATATATTTATGGTCGAAGTTATATACAGACATGCCGTTAATACCGACGGCTTATCCGTCTGCTCCAGTATTAAAATGAGATTGTATTTATGTAATGGGTCCTGCGAGGATACTTGATCCTATTGTATGATGAGGGTCAAGGAGCATCGCAAGACCTCCCTCGGTGAACTTCTTGACTCCTGAGGCATGTAGTGACTTGGCGTCAGCGTCGCTCATTCTAACAAAACACGAGTCCCTCGAATTAGAGGTTTGTACTCGAGTTAATGCTTTATAGAGTGGAGTGTAATCGCCTTTGACTTGGTGTTTTGATTGTGCGTTTGTCATGTTAATAGATGGCTGGGGGGTAGTCTTATATATAAGATCAAAAGCATTTCAATTTTTTGAGAATGTTACGCAAGTACGCAAATACGATAATCCACAAAACTATATTTTTGTTTATGGTATTTTAGATATATAAATTAAAAAATACTGTAGTAGGGTTAGGTTATATGCGTATTTGCGTTTTGCGTATTTAGTTGTCAAGAATAGTTTGGGCTGATACAACTAATACTTGGAGATAATCACTACAGTAGCAGTGATCTACTGGGTCACTGTATTCATCTAAATAAAGCATTCGTAGTAGTTCTTCTTTTTTAAGTTTGGAGTATTTTTTAAGTCCTCGTTCTTTACAGACTCTTTTTAATAGTTTGACGGATTGCTTACTCCAAGAGGCGGTATTTATACTACTGAATGCGGTCTCATTCTTCCAGCCCTCATAAGTAACACTGTCATCTTCTACGTCGTCGTCGCTCTCAGGACTCAAGTCTTTTTTAACACGTCGTCTTCTAAAGGCACGTTGGAGAGTAATAAGGGCATCAATATCTATTCCGCCTTGGTCTTCGTCTACAATCCACAACTTCCACTCTCGGGGGAATATGTCGTATGTATCTTCGTGTCCTATGTCAGCAACAATAAACTCGATAATATTATCATCAGTTAGTCGAGGCATTAGGTCCCATAGGGTCTCATTTTGTAATTTAAGGGCTTCGATTTGAGCGATAAGTTGTTGAGTAGTCATGGTAGTAGTCATCTTAATTGTTAATAGATGGCTGGGGGGT